AGTTTTTGGAGTCGACCCGCTGGAGATTGAACGCCGAAATACCAAGTTCATTATAGAGGGCACAGACCCGCGAGCATATATCTATTCTCACGACTTTGCCAAAGCACTGTGGGGAGAGAATACATGGATAGACCCAGTGTCGCTTGAAGTAGGAGTGATGCGCCATGTTTCACCGCACCTACCTATGTGGCAATACCACATACAGCAAATGGTCGTAGCAGAAAACCCAATAAAATATTTAGGAGAGAACTTATGAACGACGTCAACCCACAAAAAACACTGAAAGAGCAGATGCTCGACGAGGTGGCGGTATTCGCGACGAGGTATTCAGTAAAAAGGTTACGCATATCGACGCTCAATTTTGAGTTCGACTACGTGCAGGGCGAGGACGGCAGCATGACGCTTGCGCGTGAGAAGGCGGTGATTTATGCGCTCGGGAAGGTGACGAAAGTACCGATTGGCGAGGGCTGCGAGTTTTCCACATACGAGGAAGCGAAAAAGGCTACCAAAAAATACTGGAGCGAGTATTATAAGAATATACGGGCATCACGCTCAGAAAAGGACAAGCTCGCGGAAGCACGACGCCAGAAGCGGTATCGTGAGAAGCGGAAAGAGAAACTCATCGACTTGAAACGCCAACAGTAGCGGGTAGCTACACCACATCAATCATCAATTATAGGGGTATAAAAAACAATGGGGCATCAGAATCAGGGGTATGCGCTCGTCTCCATGAGCAATGGCGACGTGTACTACGTCAGCATAGACGCAGCGAAAGAAATCAAAGGGCAGCTCACTAGAGAGCCTAGCATAACTTTTATTGAGGCGGTGGACATAAAACAGCACACTAGGGTCACGATAAATGTCGCACTGGTCAGTTCTCTTGTGATAAAGGACAGTCAAGATGCCTAATCAACAGCAGGAGGAGCTCAAGAAGCGGAACGCGGACGACATTAAGGCCATCAAGTCTACGCCGAGTGATGAGTTGCCAGTGTTGCCCGAGACTGTGAAGAACGGCGACACATTACAATGGTTTTATCGAGCAGTGATTGACAACTTCACCTGTTCAAACGGGCGAAAGTCCCCACTTTACCTGCGCCGTAGCGAACATGGCCTTGCTGTCAGAATCAACTGTCAGTGGAAACAGTACCGACGCGGCGAGCAGGTGGAGTTTTGGCGCGATGCGATGGCAGCCTACCCTGAGTTGCAGGAGTCGAACTGGTCAACAAAGCGAGCACAGGCGCTTTGGGACTACTTTCAGGTGTATGCGCCAGAGATTGAGTTTGACAACCGCCGCTACTTCGAGATGGGGAATTGCGTGCTCGACGGATTCACGGGCGAACTCGATTTTGCCGACGAGCGGTTCCTTACAAGCCCCACGACAAGAAGCTCGAAGCTGAATTATCTCCCAGAATATGAGCCTGGGGTTGCATGGAATCAGTGGTATGACACGATGGATGAGCACCAACAGCGTGTGCGCGACTGGAGCGTCGGCTCGGCACTAATTGGCAATCACGGGCTATTATTTACCTTCGGTCAGAGCCGAACGGGCAAAAGCACCCTAGCTGAAGGACTGGCCGAGGTCTTAGGCTCGGGAGCTGGTGTATTTTCGCTATCTCGCAACTGGGGGCGATTTTACACCCAACATATGGACAATACCACTTACCTATATGATGCCGATGCGAAGGGGGCCAAAAACCAGAACAATGAGAACTACGGCACGCTGCACTTGATGGCGAGCGGCGACCCGATTCAGGTCGAGGTGAAAGGCTCGGAGATTTACCAGACGACCAATTATGGGTTTATTGAGGTGATTTCCAACGCGCCAAGCACGATGATGTTCGAGCAGTCACTTGTTGACCGAGTGAGGTTTTGTCTCTACACCTACATCAGCCCACGGGCCGATGGGGGTCAGATGAAGCGGATGATTCTGGCTGATAAGCAGGCGTGGCTCAATTACGCTGTCGGCTGCGCCATAAAATTAGCCAAAGGAGAGACTACTCGCCCACCGATTGACGAGTATCAGATGTACGGCTGGATTTTGTGGTTGCAAGAAGCTAACACTTATGGGAAGATGTGTGTAGAAGAGGGTCGCGTGCTGACCTATCAAGAATACAAATATGCGTATGAGGGTACACAACGATTTATGCTTACGAAAGAGACGGTAGAAGAAATGAGGTCAGGATTCGCTGAGTTATCTCGGCAGTACGGCCGTAATTTTCTCGACACCGACTGGACTGAGTATGGCGAAAAACTAAAGGGGGGATATTACCATGAAGAAACTCCAAAACTCTTTTAACGATTTTCTTCCGCAAAAATACCTCACGTTTCGTCGCTCAGTGTCTCAGTTGAACTCAAATCAGGCAGTCGTCGCAGAGCTTTTGCGCATTTGCTGCGAAGAGGACGACGTGAAGGCTATAAAGCTGGCGTTTGAACGCATACTTGGCAAACCAGAGAAGGTAATTGTGATTAAGCGGACGATTGTGCGAACCGTGTTCCCCGACGCTATCGGAAAAGCTAAGGCTGCACTGATAGACGACAGAGTTTATGACGAGGTAGACTCGACGGTGAGCTTATTTGAGAACAAGCTTGTCATAGATGAGTCTAACGCCCCTGGCATACTTTTGCGCAAAATGCTCGATGAAATAGGCGAAAAAGAGCGTGAGTATTCCTATAACGTGATTGACGACAAGGACCGATACACTGTGGCTGAGGTCATGGTGGCCAATTTGTACGGTATTGCGATGCGCGGCTCTAATCTCGGTGCGATAACTATGTTATTTGACTACCTAGACGGCTGCGTGGCTGACGTGATACGCCTAGACGGCGAAGATACCGTATTGCTCGAAAGCTGGGCTGACGTGGCCCCATACGAGGCCAAACAGGGTGACGATGGCGTCTGGTATATCGAGACTGAGGCAGTGGCATGACCAATATAGTCGACGTTGCTACCGAAAAAATGTCTAATGACCTCGTTAATTTCAGGAATCGTCGAGTGTTGGGGGTTGGCAACCAGCATAAGTCGCACGACTGTCCGCACTGCCGGCGCGTCCTATACTCAAAGGGGGCGCTAACGCGGCATATTAACGAAGAGCACTGGGATAAGGAAGCCGCTGAATGAGCGTTTTGAAAATCGGCGCGGGCATTGTACTGCGCTCGTATCAGAGGGCGGTGCTCAAGGCCTTTGATAACGGTATCCGCTTCATAGTGCTCTGTTGGAGCCGTCGCGCGGGAAAATCGCTGTTTGCGTGGACGCTGCTCATCCGCGAGGCAATCAGCAAGCCTGGCACATATTGGTATTGTTTCGATAACTACTCCACCGCCTATAATGACATTTGGATAGCTATGACCTCTAAGGGGATAAAGTTCCTCGACATGATACCAGACGATATGGTGGTACGAAAGAATAGCGCCAAGATGGAGATTGAGCTGACTAATGGCTCAGTGATTAAGCTGGTCGGTATCAATAAGGCCGATAAGCTCGTCGGTACAGGACTTATGGGTGTGGTTTTCGACGAGTATGCCGTCCTGAACCCTGCCTCAATCGAGTTCATTACCGCCATGCTTGGTGAGACAGGCGGTTGGCGCGTAATGATTTCTACACCTCGTGGCAAAAATCACTTCTTTGAGGAGTGGAACTTTGCGCTTGCTCACCCTGAGTTCGCCTACGCGAGCAATATGCACTGTGGTATGTCAGAGGTAGCGCAGTATATGGCAAAGGGATTCCTTGAAACCGAACGGTTGAAAATTATCAACAAGTATGGCAACGATGCCCTCTATCAGCAGGAGTACATGACGAGCTGGATTAGTCCGAATAGCGGGTCTGTCTTCGGTGCGCTCGCCAAGATTATGAAGGAAGAGGGGCGCGTCTCTATGCTTAACATTGACAAAGAGCATCCCTGTTACGCTGCGTGGGACTTAGGAAACGCCGACTACACCTCTATTATTCTATTTCAGGTTGACATGAACGGTTTTCCAACAGTGCTTGACCATATTGAGAACCGCAACGAGGACGTGACGTGGTACATCGGCGAGTGGATTGAGCGGGGATGGAACGTCCATACCCACTTCTTGCCGCATGATGCCGCCCACGTGAAGGGTGCGCGCAACGAGTCATAT